AATCAACAGGGTCCGATGCTGTTGTGTGCGGCACCCAGTTGGTGCCGTCGTAGCTCAGAACTTGACCGCTGCTTGGCGGCGTCGTCGTAAGGTCTACGTCTCCAAGTTCGCCTAGGTCGTAATCGCCGTCAGTGGCAACTACAGCGCCAGTACGGCCAAAAACAGAATCAACAGCATTGACCTCTGCACCAGCTTGGATGCCATCGAGCTTTGTCTTGTCGCCGGGCGAAAGAAGGCCAGCATCTGCAGCAGTGACAAGCGGGATGGTTGCATCGAGGCCAGCGCTATTGGTCACCGTGCCATCAGTGGCCGATGCGGTGTAACCAAGGTCAACGCTGCTTACGACATCACCCGGCACCCAGTTGGCACCGTCGTAAGACAAAAACTGGCCGTTGGTCGGCGCTGTTGTGCTTAGGTCTACATCACCAAGCTGGTCTAGGTCATAGTCGCCATCTGCGGCCACAACCGCACCAGTGCGGCCAAAAACAGAATCAACCTCGCCTGAAGGCGCAAGCTTTACAACAGCACCTGCACTGTTCTTGGTGTAAAGCGCAGTGCTGTTCGCGTTGATGTTAAGCGCGATTTCACCGTTGACCAGATCCGACGGCTGCGGCGCTTGGTCCTGAACAGAGCTGTGCTTATGTCGAACGTTGAGCGACATGGATAAACCTCCCGGTCAAAGGCGCATACCGCGCTGGACGCATTCTAGAGAAGGTACTTCCCAGCCACGTCGTGCAACAGCCTGACTTGGCCTGTCGTGACAAACTGGATTTGGCTTTGAATCAACTCGCCAGGCGTGAGCTGAGTGGCCACTGATGTCACCACGCAATTTGCCAGATAAAACAAGGCGCGGTCGCTGGTGTTGCACAGTTCATCAAGCGGGATGGCATCGGTGCGCTTGAGCAAGAACACGCCAGTAAAGTCTGAACCGATCTCTTGCCGAATGGCTAGCTGGTGCATGTAGACCGGCGACTCGGTGTCGTATGAGCCGTCTTGCAGACGCCAGTTGGCATCAAAAAAACAAGTGATGTCACCGCTGCCCGAGACAAGCATTCCCATCTGCTGGCGGAAGGCATCGCCAAGGCTGGTGAAGTCTGCAAGCTCGCGGTTGGTGTTCAGCGTCCAGCTGGTGGTCTGAGCTAGGCAGAGATCAACATCAGTGACCACCTCATATGCGATCCGGTACGAACTGCTAGGGGCCACCAGCGTCAGGGCTGCATCAAGGCTGCCCTCAAGCGCATTGCTCCACAGGTCGTACAGCCTGATGCCGCCAACACCATCGACGTTGACGTAAAGAGTAATCTCCGTGTCGAGCACGCCGCTGATGAAATCAAGCGGACCGCCAGACACACCGCTGTTATCAACTCGCGTGAACTTGACCTGATCGCCAGTAATCAGGCTTGTCTTGGCCAGACCAAGATCAAAACGCTTCTCGGCGATATCAACATTGACCGCCTCTAGCAAGCCATATGCCGGCCCTGCATATGCTCGGCCAAGACGTAGGCCACCTGCTTCACCAAGCCAAAGAGCCATCAGACAACTGTCACGGTGGTGAGCGGACCAGTCACATTGTATTGAATGCTGGCTTGGATAATCTGAGCGGCTTGCGCCGTGATATCAACCGATGAGATCAGGCAAGTGAATTCAAGAACCCTTTCAGCCACTCCGCCATTATTTAGCTGCAGCTTCAGCACGGTGGCCGGAGCGTTTGGCGTCTGAGTGGTGCGCAGCACATCATCTAGCAATGCCGCACCTTCAATCTGATTGCTCGCGTTCTCGTAGTAAAAGATCGTGGCGCTGCCAGAGTATGACTGATTGCCGTTGATGTAGGTTTTGGCGTACTCTCCAAGGTTGGTGGTTTCTAGGCTGTCAACTTTGCCGCTAAGGTTCCACGACTCAACGCGTGCGACCTTTGCGCCGTTGACGTACAAGGCGCCGTCAATACCTGTGTATTGCTTGTCAGCCATCAGTTAGGCGCTCCTGCAGCCAGTCTAATGGTCAAGGGTAATTGCCGAATGCAGAGGTTTTAAAGAGAACAGGATCGTTTGTTTGCCAAGGACGGGTAAAGCCTTGCAAGATTATGCCAACCCTAGTCGAGTCGCTTGTGTCCATGTTTCCAGCCGTGGCTGTAGCAATAGTTACCCCATTATCTGAAACAAATTCAATCGGGTCTCCATTGTTAATTGACAGAAGTTCTGTTCTTCTGTCTACGCCAGCAGTATCAAGATTTGCAAAATAGTAAAGAGTAGACAAAGTGCCGCTAACGCCAATTTCTCCATCCAAAATGTTTGTGTTTTTAGCTGACCATATCCACACATAGTTGTTGCCATTACCGCCAGGCGGTGTGGGCGTAGTTGTTGAACTGACAGGCACCGAACCAATCAAGCTCACCGATGCATTGCCGATGCCAGGCGCTACCCATTCAACGCTTGGCGGTCCTGCATAGCGGTAGGTATACGTGGCAGGCTGGATGTAGGAAGCGTCGCTAATGCCAGCCACTACCTCATTGCTCAGGTTGAAGTCCTGGTAGCTCCCCTGCGCTCCCACGTAATGCGCAAAAATCAGATTGAAGTCAGCCTCCGTCAAGTTCTGAAATGCCAAACTCAGGCTTAGCCCTGCCTGATTGGCACCGAGCAACACACGGTTCTCAAGCCCTGAGTACGTCTGAAACGTGCTAACAGGCTGCGTGCCTTGCGTGAAGGTACGGCTTGACGGTGCCAGCGCTGGGAAGTTTGAGGCCATCAGCGTGAGAGGTTAACAGTCTTGCTTTTGGCTTGGGCGCCGGTCCAAGTCACGGCATTGGCTGGCGTCCAAGTCATTGATAGCGTTCAACCTTTTTCTACAGGTTACAGCGGCAAAATCCTGACTGATCAGGGGCCAGGATTTGAGAATGAAAGGCGCAAGACGCCTGTGGCTGTTACGCCTGCAAAAGTAAAAGCAGGGAATCGCAAAATCCATCTATCATTGGTGGCAGGCCTTTCAAGAGATCTGGTTTGATATTGGGCGAAAGAGCCGCCATCAAATGAAATCCAAACTGAAATGACATTTGTAGTCTTACCAATAAGATAGTCGTCGATGTCTGCGCCGTTTGAATCAATAAAGTTGACAGAGACAACATCGCTCCAAGCTCCTACTGGCCCCTCTGGTGGCTGTCTAGCCTCTGTATATTGCCATCCATTTGCCACGCTTGCGTTGCCGATATTGTCCCATTGATAGACAGAGGCAGGCTGTGGCCTTGGCTGCACTCCAAGAGAAAGAAGCAATTCGCCTTGCTGCGGAGCAAAAAGGCTAGCGTTTATGGACCAATAGCCAAAACTGCTTAACCTAGTTATTGTTCCTGTTTGCGTCTGATAGCCCCTGCCGTCAACTGAGAATCCCCAAGTCACAGTGCTGCCTGCTATAGGCAGCAACTCTGTGTCAATGTCTAGGCCGTCTGCATCTTCATAGTTAAACTTTACAGCAGGAAAGGGGTTAGATACGCTGCCTGGGAAGTAGTCCCATTCACCTACATTGGCAGCGTCTCCATATGGGTTAAACCTGAAGACTTTTGCCGGTGGCGGGGTGAGGCCGCCAGGTATTGCCGCCTCAAGGGCTGATTCAATATCAGCAGGCACAATCGTGCTCTGATTCATCGGCACCAATGGGTTGTCAGCGGTGCCGCCTAGACAAAAGTCGTAATACTTGGTGCCAGCGATCGTGTTGCCATCTCTCGCGACCCTGAAATCGCCAAGTGCAGCATTGGTGCCAGCTGGCGGCGAGTAAGGAGTACTAGCGCTAATGGTCACATTGCCAACAAGCGCACCATTGATCCATAGGCTGATCTCCGGTCTCTGCTGGTTTCCGTCAACCCAGTGAATCTGAATATAGTAATGATTCCAAGTATTTTGCACTGACGTGTCAGTGCCTATTGATTGGCCGCTACCTGAGCCGAAAAACAAAATGTTTGTAGTGCTTGCTGTCTTGATGTCAAATCCGGCTCCATTTAAGACATCCCGAATGCCAAAAAACGTGTGATTTTGAAAGTTGCCAGAGTTGTACGATCGCCACGACCACATGTAATACATTGCTTCTGGGTCAGGGAAGGCATCTGTAAACTTAATGTCTGGATAGGCAAAAGCTGTTTTTGCCGACTTATTGCCTGCAAATGCTTGATCAGTTGAGCGAACATCAGAGCCAAAAACACCAACCTGCGCCTCAGTATCCTCAAAGCTGAAGCCAGAGCTGATCAATACCTTCTCAAGACTTGGAAGCTCTATCTGGATCAGCTGCGCAACATCAAGCGCAACCAAACTGCTGCCGCTTGCATCCGTTGGAAAATGCGTTGCCTCGATTCTGTAAACGCCTTGCTGGTCTTCAGTGATTGAATCTATTTGATACAGATCCGAAGTTGTCTGAACAACGCCTTGTGATTCATAAGACCAGTCAACCTCAACAATGTCGGTAGGCACGAGACCTGCAGACTGAGCAGTTGTCTGGAAGCTAACTCTATTGCGTGTGTACTTTCTACTAGAAATGATGTAGCGGCCAATTGCCTCTGCATGGCGAGCATCGGTGCAAAACTCTTCCATGTCATATTGTTCATATGGTCCGTCTACTGCCTCGCCAGCGAAACGAACTTCTGTTATGTTCTGGATAGGGAAGGAAGCACTGCTCTGTGATCGCCAAGACATCAAGGCGCAAAAAGGTTTGAACTCATCGGCAGAAATGTATTCCTTGCTGTATGAACCGGAAACGATATTTGCATTGTTGAAGGTCGCCGCAGGCGTGATCGCGCCGGTCTCTATCTTGTCGTCAGCATCGAGAGGCAGCAGGGGCTTCAACATGTATTTGCCGCCAGCCTGCACAAACCTCAACAAGTAGTAAGGCGCAAGCCTTGTGAGGTAGTCGCGCAGGTTTACGCTGTTTGCCACAACACCGTTGAATGCCAAACCAACTGCAGCCAAGAACCTTGCAGCAGCCTGAAACGATGTCAAATCAATTAGCTGGCTTGTCACGCTGCCAGTCTTTATCAAAAAATAATACGCAAGATCTGCAAAATTGTCTGAGCTACCGCTGCCGCCAAGAACCTTGTCAACGATCAAGCCGTTTCTGATAAAACAGCGGACTTGCTGAGGCGGATAAGACTGCTCCACGCCTGTTGCATATGAGCCAGTGACTGCAAGTGTCGTAAGGCCCGAAAAACTGCCGCCAGAACCCGGGAACAAAGCAAGCGTGCTGTTTACGTCAGGCGTGCCAGGCGCCAAGATAGTTGGCGGAGTATAAAGCCAAGAAGTATATGAAAACCTGTAATAGATGGTGGCGGCGACTGGGGTTGTGACGACAAAACGAAAGCCTCCCATCCCCGGCGTCATTTCTGCGCCAACTACTGTTGCAACATAAAGATTGCTGGTGAGAGTGCTTACTGTTTCGATCAGCGTGGCGCCAAGATAAAACTCAACGCTTGTCGCAACTGGGTTGCCGCTTAAGTCTGCAACGCCAATCTCTGCATAATTGATGACACCAACATTAGTGCCAAAAAGGAGGTCAATGGTTTGGCCAGCAGAAGCGGCTTTGCGGTACATTTGGTTGCCGCCCCAAGGAGGTATTCCTGCAATACCGGATATGATGTCCGAACCGGTCGGAGTAACTGTATTGATTGAAGAAAGCGTATAGCCGCCAGGGGAGCTTGTGGCACCGCCGCTTTGCGTATAGCTCAGAGTGTAATCAAAACCAGTTGTCTCAAGACCGTTGTAAGTGGTAACGACTGCAGGTGAGATCAGATCATTGCAAGAGAATGCACCTTTGTAGACATCCTCAATCGCGATGCTCGGAACTTCGCCATCGCTAATAATCAAACCAAACGAAAATGAGTCTTCGCCTGCTTCGTCGTACTGGATGCCATAACGCGCCGCAGGAGGTGTAAGCCAAACTCCGCCACTCAACGTTTCAGGCTTGTAGATCCCAAAAACTACAGGCACAGACCCGCCGATCTGCACAACCCGCTGTTGCCGTGTCGTCTCATTATCTGAAGACTGCAGCGATACCAGCTCATCCTTCCGCAGGTTGGCGGTAATCGGAGACGATGCGCTCTGCGGTGTAATGTATCCGGTCATAGCTGCGGCGGATCCCCGACAAGGGCAGTGGTGAATTTACGAGGCGGTGCTTGCGCCTTCACTGGATCTAGGCTAGTGCCAACTTCAACTGTGATGCTCTGATCAGTTTTGCTGGCGCTTAGAAGTTCACCAAGGAACCGCGCAAAGGTTGTCAGAGTCGCAGGCGGAACGCCGGTAGCAGTCGGCGTAAACTCTTTCAGCTCACAATCGTAGATATAGCCATTGGCAGCGCTTACCTCAATGATCTGCTCAGTGGCTGCCTCAAGGCCAAACTCAAGCGAGAACGACTGTTGGCCGCCTGATGAGTTTGAGGTGATAGCACCAGCAGTGAAAGGCTTGAAAACGTGGCCATTCACCGTGATGCCAGGCCAATAGCTCTGATAGCTAGCCACAACGGTATTGAAGTCGCTCTGCCTGATCGTCAAGAATGCGGCAATGCCTTTGGTCATCGTGCAACCCCCATACGACGACGCAGAGCAGGCGTGCTAGTGATCGTCTGAATGGTCTGGTTAACTGCGCTGCTCATCGCGCGGGTC